AGTTTAAAATAAGTCATATTCAACTATTATTTGTATTTATAGGTATGCAAGTTAGAATCAACGACAATACATTTAATGTTAAAACTTTAATAGACCAAAAATCAAAATCAATTGGAATGATGGGTAAAAGGTTTGATTCTACTTTTGATGGTCTACTATTTTTGATGGGTGGAGACAAACAATCTTTTTGGATGAAGAATTGTATCATACCATTAGATATTATTATCATTAGAAATAATGTAATTGTAAATATACATTATAATTGTCCTCCTTGTAATGGTAATGAATGTCCAAGTTATGGTGGAAATGGAAATATTGTATTGGAAGTTGAAGGTGGAAGTTGTGAATACTTGGATATTGAGCCAGGTGATGCAGTTGAATACTTACTTTGATTCTGCAATTTTTTCCTTAAGTTTTCTTTCAAACTCATTTGCAATCATCTTTGTAAACTTAACTGAAGGTGAATCATCTCTTTCAGAGTCATATCTATTTTGAGATTGAGGTGGTCTTTTACTTCTACCTAAATAATTTAAACCAGAAATGTTTGTAATACATTTGTGTCCACCTGAATTTGATTGAATTAAATCCCATGCATTGATTCCAATCTTGTCTAACATATTTCTATGTTCTTCAGTTAAATCTTTGAATGGTGTTTCCATCATATCTTGAATATGGTCCAAAACTTTTTCACCACCTTCTATAGTGGTAAACTTATCACCATATAACGCTTCAAAGTCTTTAAATGTAAATCCAATACTTTCAGGACCCACAGAAGTTTCACTAACCCACTTAATAGTTGATAGAGGAATTGTTCTTTGTTTTAGTTGGTCTTCCCATTTACTTATAACTTCTTGAGCAATTTCACCTAAGTTAACACCTTTTAATTCTCTTTCTTTTTTGAATGGATTACAAGATGCTTGAACCAATCCCATTGGCCATGCCATAATTAAAAAGTCTGCCTCAGGATTGTTTCTAAATGGTGTGTATCTATCATAAGAACCAGGTTTAAACATATTACCACCACCATATTGAAAAATGATACTATCACTGACTCTTGGATAGTTCTTCATATTTTGTTTATAATCTTCAGCGTTTTTCTGTAGTTCTTCAGGTTTAGCTGAGTTTGTCTTTTTCATCCAATCTTTAATACTATTTAAAATAGACATTAAAGATGGTTCTGAATCCATAACTAATGATTCTAAAAACCCTGGTTTATTTTTAAACGCCAACAATAATTTATTAATAACCAAACCTAATAACATTTTATTCTTTTGAAGTGGTTTGTCTTTATCTAATCGATAAATGTAATTAACCACCTCATCAGGTGTAATGTCATGTCTAGCATAATCAGCAGAATCAACAGTATTAATTAATAAAATGTCTGATGATGGAAACAAATCTCTTGGCGATACTACTTGTGATATTGTTTCTACGTTTGAACGAGCACCTCTAAATTGTTTTGAAGTACCTTTTTCAACTCCGACTTGTTTGTCGTGGTGGTCCGTATGAATTACGAACATTGGCTTACCGTGAGCAAAATCCACAAGAACTGGCATCACATCTCCCTGTGCGTCGTTCTTTTTAACTGAGAATTCTTTGTCACCGTATTGGATTATGTGAGTACCTACAACTTCAATACCATTGTTTTCAAGGTATCTTTTCATTGCAATTGCAGTTGTTACTCCATCCAAATCTTGGTGAAAGTATATTTCAGCTTTAGGATATCTTTTTCTTAAAGCTGAAATATCTCTTATTCCAGTTTCTTTAATTAACATTTTCATTAATCTAATCCAAAGAAGTGAGCGCCTTTATCAAGGATATCACCATAATCGGAAACACATTGCTTGAACATCTCTTTATCTTTATTTAACATCTTACTCATAGTATCTGGACCCCAAACTCCGTCAGCAGGATATACTCCGATTTTAGCCTGATAATTACTTATTGCTTGTGCTGATTTAGAGTTTGGATAATTACCAATACTTCCATCAATTACCAATGCTTTTCCTTCATCATCTTTAATACCTTTTTTATTTAAAAAACATTGGATTGCTCTATTGTAATTATATCCCTCTGTTTGTTCTTTAATAACTCGTTTAACAATTCTTGTTAAATCCGATTCTGTTAATTTTATGATTTTTTGTGCCATGTTAAAATTTTAAAGTTAATAAGTATTTTAATTGATTAATATCACCTAACATCTCATCTCTAAGGTTAAGTAAATCAGTATCATATCTTGGGTCTAATTGGTCTGTCATTGAAACTAAAAATTCAGTAATTCCGTCCATAAAATCTTGAACACTTAAAGATTTAATATCTTGAAACATAATTGAAAACTCTCCATTAAATTCAGGTCTACCGTATTTACCCATCATAGTCTCAGTAAATTTATCTATAAGTTCACCTAATGAATCATATATTCCACCATAAGCTCTATGCTTAGCGTCTCCAAATGTTTGCCAATGCAAAAATCTAAATTGATTTTGTATTTGGACTAATTTTAAAATTAATTCTTCTTTCATTTCTTATATATTATATTGCCATTAAGGCGGCGTTTTTTAATTGTCCACCAAAAATATCTGACATAAATCCTTGAATTGGGTCTGGTCCACCACTTGACGATGAAGGACGAGATGAAGGTCCTGATGATTGTCCCATACTCTGATTAGGAAGTGTTTCACCTATTTCTTGATTCCAAGTTTTTTGAGCTTCAGGTGTTTGAGAATACTCATTCCATTTTTGTTCGGCATTTGGCATTTTTCCTAATAATTCGTCAGGTCCTACAAAATTACCAAAACCTAACCAGTCCAAAAACCCTAAATAAGTTTTTGTTCTTTTCATTAATGACCTAGTTGCAGGATTACCACCAAATAATCTTGGGACACCTGCCCAAATTTTTTGACCTAAAGATGCGTCAGATTTCATATATTTTAACCATGAATTTCTTACGTCTTTATTTCCCCTAAATAATTTACCCTGTTCTTTTTCAAGAGATTTCATTAATGTTTGTTTCTCTAAGGAAGATAATCCTTTTTCAACGTTAATTATTTTACCTCCTTTACTAATATTTGTTGGTAATTTAATTTCTTTACTTGCTTTAATAAAAATACCAACAAATTCTTCAACGGCTCTAACTAATGGTCCACCAATTCCAGGTACTTTACCAACGGCAGTTTTTAATACTTGTAATAATTTACCACCCCAAGTAGGTGCACTCTCAACCATTTTAGCAATTGGTCCTCCCGCAATTTTAGCAGTTTCCGCAATTTTAAATGCATCACCAGCAGCTACCGCTCCTCTAAATGCCTTTGTAGTTTTGCCACCAACTTTTAGTGCTCCAACAACAGGTTTGGCTAAAACATCACCCACATATGGAACAACTGAAATCCAAGATAATAATGCAAATAACTTATCACCCTGATTCCAATAACTAACTCCATTAACAAGGTCAACAACTCCTGTTGGGTCAATAATACCTACAATATCACCAATTGTATTATACCACTCAGATTCATTAATAGATGTCACATTTTTTAATGCTTGGTCTTTAGTAATTAAAGCGAGTTGTCGTTCAGTTATTAATATGTTCGCCATTTAGGTTATTTTATTAATAAATATCCATAAAACAAAAAAAAGGGTTTTTAAACCCTTTTATTTAAATTCCATTTCAATTTGTTTATTTCGGTCCACAAAATGTTGAACTCTATCTTGAGCAACTTTACTGTAGTTTTCACTCAATTCTATTCCAATCCATCGTCTTCCACTAATCTCAGCGGCACATAAACTAGTCCCACTACCAGCAAAAGGGTCAAGAATTACATCGTTCTTATAGGTAAGAATCTTAATTGCTTTCATTGGGATATCCATTGAGAAGGTCGCCTTAGTTTGTTGTCTTGTATCCGCAAAGTATTCCCACTGACCATAAACCAAAGACATAAATTCTTTCTTATCATCATCCTGATATACCGCTTTGGTTTTTACGGTACCATCTTCCTGTTCCATGTCAACCATGTCAGCTTTCCATTGTGGTTCACCTTTAATTTTCTTAATCCTGTCTTTCTTATAAGCCAAGATAACACACTCCTTTGGATTGTAGATGTAAGGACTTGAAGGACTCATCCATGAACCCCAAGCTGTGGTCTTACTTCTGTGTGGTGAATTCTCATCAAGGTCAACAAGACCATAAAACTTAAACCCAACCTGTTTCATGATGGCCCAAAACTCTGACATGAACAATACTCGTCCACCTCTATCCTGTACGTTCACTTCGTATGGGATGTTTACAGCAATTCTACCATCATCTTTCAATGTGTTGTACGCTTCGGTCAACCATTTTCGTGAAAACTCCCAATAATCCTCCATACTCATTCTGTCGTCATGACTATCGTATTCGATTCCAACATTGTATGGTGGTGATGTCACAACCAAATCAACACAATCTAACGGTAATGTTTTCATTACCTCGATACAATCACCTTGTAATATTTTTCCTGTTTCTATCATATCTTACTATTCTTTAAATTATCTATTCGTCTTTGTAGATACCATAGAGCCTTATTCAGGTCTTGTAATTCTTTATCTTTTTCTTTTTTTCCCGCCCTTGAAATATATTTAACAGTATTTCCAAGATGGAAATCTAATTCCCACGCCTCGATAACTTTGATTGCTTCGTATGGATTGTCTTCCCCTCCGTAATGTTGGGGGTGATTTACTTGTTCACTCATCTTCTTTTTCTTTATAGAAACCAATTTTAATTTGTTGATGCATTTCTTCTTTTAATGCCTTGTTTTCTCTTTGAAGAGGTCTTACCATCATAAAATACATTATGATTAAATTTGCAACTACTGTAATCGCTAAAATAAAATACATCCAAAACATATTATTTTTTTTTATTATTTGTTTATTTACAAGGGTTTAATCACATAATAATCTTTTGCATAGGTAGATTCTTCGATTAAATTTTCTTCAATAAGTTTGTTTAATTCAACTCTTGCCTCATCCTCAGGAATTCTTAGGATATACTTTGCAATATAATCGATGTGAATGGGTTGTCTTAATTTAGACAATAATTTTTTAGTTGATTTAGTATCCATCTGTTTTGTTATTATTTTTAAAATTTCTTCATCTGTATTACCTTCATTGTGTAAGTCATAAACCTTAAGACTTTCTTTATCTTCAAAAAAAAGAGCATCACTCTTACCGTAATACTCTTTCAATTTATTTTCATGAAGTAACTTTAAACTTCTTTCAATATTGATATGTCGTTTATTGAATCCCACGACACAAATATAAGTATATTATATTTCAGAGTCAAAGTTTTTTACCTTAACCATGTTAACTATTTGAAAAATATATGCGGTTATTTTTCGTTTCATGATTGGTACGATGGCTTGTTCCATTGGAAAATTCTGACTACATAACATTTCAAATACTGGTAAGTCTTTATAGTATTCAGTTTTGTTAAACTTGGAATGGTTTTCGATGATTGAAAGTAATGTTGTTTTGTCAGGAGTGTTCTCATATATCTTAGTTATATAAGTTTGACTTATGTTTTTATCTCCTCGTTTCTTTTTGATTTCATATTCCCAAACATAAACTTTATTATCCAACTTTCTATAATAAAAAACATATCCTGAACCCGCAGCCAAGTGTTCTTTATTCTTTTTGATTGAGATTTCAACTTCATCAAACACAATGTTCCAAATAGATTTTGCAATATTGAATGTGTCAAATAATTTGTTGTTTGAATATTTGATTGTCCTACCCAACTCGTCCTCCTCTTCTTTAGACATTTCTCTTGGCTTCTTTGGATACAAATCTTTTAACATGATTTCATCATCATAAGAATGAAATTTTTTGTCTGTAAGTAGGAGAGTATTTTCTTTGGATAATGATTGCATGTTTGCCAAGTGTAACGACAACTCAAC